TTCATTAATCTTTTTAATAACTTCACCTGCTTCAAATGTTCCTGCATATCCATCAACAACTGCTTTAACATATTTACCTTCTAAATCAGGGTGTTTACCATCAAGTATTTCTTTAGATATTGCATCAGCAGTCATACCTGACGCATAAAGACCTTGTACTTTTATAGCGGCATCATCTTGTTTTTTATCTATATAAGTATCAACATAGTTCTTAAAAGCAGGATTAAAGTCTTCTTTAAGAGCTTTAACAATCTGAGTTAATTCTGTATTTGTGTTGCTTTTAGGAGCTCCTTTAAATCCTGAGCCCATATACTTATTAGTTACTTGTGATTTATATGCCATATTATGTATTCCATTTACCTTGTCGTTTTAAATCTTCAGTTCTATAGTTTACTCCTGCACTAGCAATTTGTAATGTTGTTCCTATTAGACTAGGTTGAGTAGGAGATTGAAGACTACTATATCCTTTAACCAAATTAGCATATGCTTCATTCTCTTGGTTTTGTAATGTAACCATATCTTTATTATATTGAAAACCAATGTAGTTATAATCTAAATCTGCCGCACCTGAAATATCTTGTACTACTCTAAATGGATTTCCAAATCCTGCATTAAGAGCCATAGCTATATTTTTATTTTTTTCTTGTTTAAGTTTAAATTCTTCTAATGATTTTTCTCTAAGAGCATTTCCACCTTCATTATCAATTTTCTGTAAATCATATAAGTAGGCTTCATTGTAATGACCCATAGCAACTTGATTATCGGCTCTTTTCATTTTAGCCGCATTTTTTTGGTCTTGATACTGCATCACAGTTGTACCTACTTGCAGTACAGCACTGGCAATCATCATTTGTGTAGCGGGGTCAGGTGAACACATTATTCTTTATTTATCTCCTTTATCATTAGTAAAAAGGGTAGTTTTCCTACCCCAAATTGTTTAATTTCTTCTTTAGGTTCAAAGCCTAGAAACTGTAGCCATTTTAATGACTTCCAATTTCTTCTATCAACCCAATTATATATATAAGTATATCCTTTACTCATTTTAGATACCCAGTAAGGACATTCCTTAATAAATTGTTTTGTATGTTTGAATAAGTCTTCACTTGATAATAACCAAGCTACACCATATTCAGGGTCTTTTGTTGGAGAAACCCCAAACATACCTATAACTCCTTCACTGGCTGTGCCAATGATTGTGTAATTTCTACTTCCATCATAAGTGAAAGGTATTACTAAAGACTCTAACGGAGTTTTTCCGTGAGAGGCTTTTATTTCTTCCCTATCTGCTATTCGCATTTTAGGTGCTAATTCTAATGCGTCAGCTAATACTGCGGGACGTACATAGTTTTCTTTTTCCATTAAATCCTTGTTGCTCTGTTATGATATAAACCTTCTACCTCAGCACTTGCTATATACATAGGTAAGTGTGAACTAGAGATAATGTCAAAAGTAAAATCGGTATTTCTACATTGTACTGGTACTTTAATAGTTCCTGAAGACAATGCGGCAGACCCAATGGTACTACCTGATGTCCCTAGAACATATCCGTTCATTACAGTTGTAGATTTACTTCTATTCTCAGGTGTTACTTCTGCTGTGAAGAAACCTGAATTTTCGTAAGTTAATGCTATATTTCTAACTTGGTAACGACCTGTAGTTACAGCTAAAAGTCCTCTACCAGTATTTTCTCTAACGTATTGTGTTGATAATGTATACTTAGATTCAAAAGGAATACCTATCCATAAGTTTGTATGATTTCCTTCTAACGTATAGTTAGAACCACTAACAAATGTTAAAGCATAATCTGCTCCATTAGTTTTATCTACAGCTTTTAAACCTGTCTTAGCTCCATATGGAGAAGTTACAGTTGTTAAATCTGTTACACTAGAATATACACCTGTAACTGAAGTCATTTTATCAAGGTATATTCCGTGTCCTAATGTTGAATCTTTTAAATTTCTTAAATCTATTTTAAATAATTTTGTATCTTGTCCTTCAGCAGTAAATAAATAAATATTACTTTCTACAGACATACCACCAAGTATTTTAACTCCACTAAATTCCCATTTAGACCAAGCTGTTTGTACTTTCTCTCCACCATCAAAGAAATATTTATAAATATACATAGTATCAGCATTAGTTGCTGTTATATCTGAACCTGTAGTATAAGGTACAACCTGTGCATCTGCTGTGTCTGCACATAAAATTGCCATACAATCTTCAACAGTATTACTTATAATTTGATAAGCATTAGAAGGTATTAGACTTTGTACTGAAACTGAAATATCTAAACCATCATTTGTTAATGTATCATCATCAGCATAGTATTCTCTTAATGCTGTATTGTTTGTTCTAGCTTGAGCAAAGTAAGCAAACTTACCTGCCGCAATAGGTGTTACTGAATCATCGTGTTCAAAACTTGAAACTTCATTTAAGATAGCAGTAGTTGGACTTATAGTATCTCCTGCGTGGTCAAGTTTATATTGAGCTGTATCAGAAAATAATAATAATGTTTCATTAAATCCTACTGAGTGTTTCAATGTATTAACTTGTGTTCCTGAAGCCGCTATATCAATAGGGTCAGTATCTAAAACTTGTGTAACTGTTGTAGCAAAGAAATTAAAGTAACTAGCATTTTCAGTTAAAATTAAATTCTCTCCTGATAACAGTCCTAATCTATTTTTATAATATGTTAAATTCTGTATTGTTTTACCTACAAATGAAGGATTAGGATTAGTGTCTGTAGCATCACCACAAACTCTATCTGTCCATTCTAATTTTTTAAATGTAAATGTACCATCATTATTATTAACTAAAGCGTGAGGCATTGTAGTATCATCTAAACCGACACTTGTTGCAGGTGCAATAGTTTCTGTCCACACACCTGTACCATCAAATTTAACATAGTAATCAGAAAGAGTATCTCCTTCATCACCTGTTACTTTAACAATAGTTCCTACTTTTCCATAGTAAGGTAATTTTGTAAAATCTTGTATTGTATCTTTAATTCCATACATCGCAGTATTACCTGAACCATCAGATGTACTTAATGTATAAGTCTTAGCTTGATTAATAATTTTTCCGTAAATAACAGAATCAAATTGTTCAAAATTAAAATAAGTATTTATATCTGAAAAGTTTGCTAAACCTGATGTTGCAGATAAAGTTGCTCCTGTATCTGTTCTTACTGTTTTAAAACCAATCCCATTGGCACTTGAATTATAATGAGCACTTGAAGTACCATACATTAATATATCTACTATCTTATTTGTATCTCTATATTTACTATCTGTAGAAGCATCATTTCCTGTAGGTATTTGAAATACAACTTCTATTTCATAAGCCCAATCTTCGTGTTTTAATGCTACTTTATATTCTCTACCATAATTAGTTGATTTACAGTAGACGTGAAATTCCTCTAATTTTGCCGCAGTTGTTGTACTGTCAGCCGCAGGTGTAATTGACCTATTAACTACAAAAGTATAATCCGCAATATTAACCATACGGAAATCACTTTTAGGATTTGTAGAATTAAGATAAGTATTTCCATTAGGATAACTTACAGTTTTTTCATTACCTGCTAAATCATAAACTTTAACTCCATTATCATAAAACGCACACAAATATCTATTTGATTCATCTCTTTGTATACTCCATATCTTAGCAGTATTAGGAAATACATTTGTAGAATCTAGTGTAGCTACATATTCTAAAGGTGGTCTCTTTGATAACCCATCTACAATGTTGTTTTGACAATTAACTTGGTCTTGACCTTGATTAATTCCACGTTGTGAAGGGGTTTGTTGAGACATACCATTTAGAAAATTTGGTACGGATTGTGAAATCACTTGTCCCATTAATAAGTCCTTCTAGTAGTCCTGTTTATGATTGAATAAGTATTCGCATCACCTTCTAATATATTAGCGTCAGCACTTCTACTATCAGCTTGTCTAAAAGCGGCTAGTGCTTCTTGTTCATCATTTCCTGCCAACTCAGTGATACCTTTATCCCCAATATATCTTGAAGCAAAACGTCTAGCGGCTTTAGTTGCTATATATTGTCTTGCATATTCAGGGAGTTGTTCAAATTGTTGGACTAGAACTAAGTCACAAGTAGGTAGGGTTGTTGATGTTCCAAATACATCGGTATGATTAGCTATATCATATAGAAAACCATTACGAATAACTAAATTTCTATCTCGGTATTGTGCGGAAGCATCGGCTTGTACGCAGTTAGATGGTAAGGGTACTTTATTGTTTGTATCTTTTGCTAGTGTATAAGCATAATGGGTATTGAAATTCCACCCCATTGATTGAACTGACATAGAAGTTTCATCTAAAATGTTTTTAGCAACAGATACATCGGTAGTTACTGTACCTGTTATTGCGTTTACAGGAGCTTCTCCTATAACACTCAACATTTGATTAACTGCTTGTAATTCAGTCGTAGGTGTAATTTGTGTTGCCATTATATTATATTATTATTGCTATTAATAAAATTATTGCAAAAGCGATACTAACTTTTTTATGGTCACTCCAAAAGTGTTTCACTTCTAACATTACTTCATTTATTTTATTTATCATTATTGTTTATATCCTCTAATTAAATTAACTAGAGGGGATTGCTCCCCCCTAGACTTTGTTATTAAGATATTTTGATTGTCTTTTCTTTCTTATCTTCAGGTAAATTCTGAATCAAAGAAACATTTAGAACACCATCTTCTAACTTAACTTCACTTACTTCCGTAAATTCAGCTAGTTTAAATGATTGTTCAAAAGACCTTTCACCAATACCTTTGTAAAGATAATCTTTCTCTTTACTTTCTTTCTTTCCTTTTACTTTTAAGACATTTTCTTTAACAGAAATTGTAAGGTCATCTTTTGAAAACCCTGCAACAGCCATTGAAATGTTATATTCACCATCTTTTATTTTTTCAATATTGTATGGTGGATAACCAACTGTCTTAAAACTTCTAAGCTCATCAAATAGGTCATCAAAACCTACCGAAAAAGCTCGGAATGGTGTTAAGTCTAGTGTCATATTTCCCCCTTTCTTAGGCGAGTTAATCAAGATACCCACTAGGCATATCTTGAAGTTATTATAAGTAGAAAAGGGGGATTTCTCCCCCTAATCTATTGGTGTTGTAATAAAGAAACTATTACGCTTCTTTAATTCCTACAGCACTTTCAGGTCTTAGAACGCCGTGTCCCATAGCGTATTTCGCTACCATTAGCGTACCTTGTCTTCTTATATCATAGTCTGATTCAACAGCTAAGTCCATAAGTTTAACAGTACCAACTGCTGAAGGGTGTGTAACAAGAGCTACGAATGTTCTTAAATCCACAGCTTGAGGTGTTGAACCACCTGCTGTAGCTGAACCTGCGTCTACTCCTGAAGTTACATTTGACTCAACAAAATGAGGAACTGGAATTAAATCAATCCCTGCTACTCTTGCAACTTTGCCTTCCGCAATCGAACCTCTACCACTGAAATCAGCATTAATTACGTTTGTAGCGTTTGCTAATTTGTAGTATTCTTCCAATCTAAGAAAACATTTTCTGCCTTCACTTGGAACATAATTTGCATCTAACTGTTTAGCCGCAGTAAAGATAGCACCTATCATCGCTGTAGATGCAGTTGCATCTGTAGCTGAAGCTATGTTAGCGTCAAATATGTTTGTTGTTACATCTCCACCTGTTACGTTAGGTGTAGTTTCTATAGCCGCTTGACCAATAGTTTGTAAAACGTGCTTATCTTTAACAAAAGCTAAAGCTCTGCCGATTTCGGCTGAGTATGCACTTCTTACGTCCCAGTGATTTTTGGCTTCCTCAATGTTTGATAAAAACACTGAAGATGTTAAAAGGTCATTAATTGTAATAACCTTTTCGTTGTGGTTAGCAGTTGAGCCTAAAATTTCTGCTCCTGCTGTATGATATGCCGCATCAATTCTGCCCATAACTGGGAAGGTTGCCGACTTACCACTAGAGATAGAACGAACCATCTCTGCTCCGCCTGTTTTTGAAGCTCTGTCAAAAGAAGTAAGAACTTCCCCCGCAAAAACTTTTAGAAACAATGCGTCTTCTGCTCCTGCTGAGTTTACCTGAGGTATACTCGCTGGTGTTGCATTTGCCATAATAATCTCCTTTGATTTATGGTTAGTTAATAAAAGCCTTGTATTTTCAGCTTCTTATCCTAAATTGTCTTCCCGCAGGAAGGTCAAGTTAATCTACTTATTTACTTGGCAGTTGCCACCTATAAAGGTTGCACAACTATTTTTTATTTTTCTTCTCAGCTTCTTGAGCCTTATCAAGAAGTTCATTTATATTCTTTAACGCTAAAGTAGATATAGTTAATTTATCATATCTATTTTTAATTGTTTCAAGAATCTTATCGTGGTCAGGAATACCTACTGGATTTTTTAAGTAAGTATCAACAACCGAAGTATGTTCAGCAATCTCTGCTTCATACTTTTTCTTTAAAGCGTATAAAAACATACGTCTCCTTTTCTAATTAAGAAATGTTTAAACGTCCACTTGTGTCATAATTACTCATACCTGATACATTATTTACTGATGCTATCTTTTTAGTATTAGTAGAAGCAACGCTTTCTGTATCATTAACTATAGCTCTCTTACTTTTCTTTTTAGTAGCTTTTTTAGCGGTTTGAGTAATTGATTGACTAG